TGTGGGCGTAAGTGGTTGATTCCACTTGACTTGCCCACCGCCGACCGAGAGTCAAGTATAGCAAGGAAAACATATGTAAGATAGCACTCCAACGCCTGATTTCACAGGGCGTTACCGTCTCGTTCCAGGCTTTTGTCAGTGAGGCGTCGCCAAGGGCTCGTCGAATTCGTTGAACGGGTCATCCGAAAAGCTGTCCCCAGCTCCCGGCGTGGTCGTGACTCGGCTGCGTGCAGACGGCGTCAGGCCCAGCTCGACCCAGAGCTTCACGCAGTTGCCGAGGGCCTTGTTTGCAATCGCGATGTACGGATTCGGCATCGGATATCCAGAGGGCGCGCGCACGACCATGCCGGCGACGGTGACCTTGGCGTTCGCATCCAGATATCTGCTCCACTGCTGACACAACGCGAGCAGGAGCCCGCGATCACCTTGCGTGACGGTGTGACTTTTTTTCAGCAGGGGCACGAGCCGGGACCATTCCGCCATCGCCACGGCGTCAGCCACCAGCTCGGGCGGCAGGTCCTCACTGGCGGCCGGCATCTCCGGTTCGTGCTCGTTCAACTTCCGCCCGCCCGGATTGCCTTCGAGCCGTTTCTGGGACGTGGGCTTCGGCTTGCGGCCTCTCATTTGTGCACGACCTGCATGCCGTAGTTGTTCACGCCGTCAGGGATCACGACGCCGGCCTGCAGGATCAGCCGGTTGGCTTTGAAGCGGCGGTAGTCGACGAAATGATGCCAGCGGCCCCACTTCCAGATCATGCGCGACACGTCAGGATGCAAACGGACCTGCATTTCCGATTTCGGTTTCGTCCCTTCCTGCTGATAGAAGTCCGCTTGGTTCCCGCCCGAGACCGTCTGGGTCGCCAGCTTTTTTTGCAGGAAGGCATTGAACTGCACCGTGCACCAGCCCGCCTTCAGCAGCCGCAACGAGATATCGGTGTCTTCGTTGTAGCGGCCCCGCCAGCGGAATGGCACGTCGTTGCGAATCAGGTTGCAGGAATAAATCCGCGTGTTCATCACGAACGGCGGGCACTTCGCTTTGCGTGGCGTGAAGAATTCGTAGGCCGGGCCCGCCATCGCCAGGTTCGCGTACCGCTGACAAAATTCCTCCATCGCGAAGAACATCGTGCCGTCCTGCACGGGGATCTTGTGGTTGCGGTTCATCCAGTAAAACTTTCGGATGTTGTCATCCATGACCCAGTGCCACGCATGCCCCGCTGCGACGGCATGGTCCCATGCGAAGTTGCGGGCTGCGCCGGGGCCCTTGCTCTTCGTGGAGCCGAGGTCATCACAGGTGTCGTAGGTCTCCTGATACGTCGGGTCGAGCACGAGCAGCTTGCTCAGGTGGATGTGGGCCGCATACAGCTCCAGCTCCTGCTGCTCGACGACGACGAAGTACGGCACCTGCATTTCCTCCAACGCGCGGCTCGTGAACCGCGTGTCGTGGCGTCCCTTCGACACGATGTAGATCGGTGCGCGCGGGTTCATGGCTTCAGGGCTTTGCGTGGTGGCGGGTCAGGGATGCTTTCTGACGGCAGCGTGATCACGGCTGCCGAGCGGAGCAGAATCGGGCTGTCGGTAATGCCCCGGATGAGTAGCCGGTGCCCGTTCAGCGCCAGCACGGTTATTTCGATCACGGTGCCTTCTTCGATGCTGGCCCTTCTCATCGGTCGCCCTCTTCTTCGGTGCTGCTGACCACTCGCACATCGCGTGTCAGTTCACGCACAGCGCGCGGGAACCAAATGAATTTTGTTTTTTCGTTGATGGGCTGATCGACCAGGGCGGCGAACGCATCGAGATCTGCCTGCGTATCGAAGTGCACCTTGATGGTGCGGAACGCCATCTCGTCTTCCTGCTCGAATTCGGGCATCCCTGCCCATGTCGGCTTGACCGCCTGACCGAGCAGCATCGCTTCTTCGGCGTCTGTCCAGAACGGGCGCAGGTCCAGCCCCGCTTCACGGTCGGCCGACAGCTGCGTGAAATCCCACGCCGCCAGTTCGGCCGTGCGGTTGTCGAACATGGATAGCTGACGCTTCTGTTCCGTGGTCAGGCCCCGCCGTCGAACGGCAATCAGTTCGGTGCCGTCTGCTTCAATGACCCGCACGTTCGTGATCCCCGCTTTGATGGCAGCGCGGGTCACCCCGTTGCCCGCGAGGATGACATCGCCCTCGTCGATCACGATGGAGCGGGCTGCGCCGACTTCCTGCAGGGAGCTGCTGACCATCTCCACGTTGCGGTCGGGGTGCGTGCGCCGGTTCTCCGGGTCAGGCTTCAGAAATTCAATCGGCACAAGGTCGTCAGGACCGGCCATGGGTCGCTACCTCTCTCGTGGGGCTCGTTTGTTTGATACCCCTGTCCGAATTTCGCCAGAACGCGAGCGAACGAGCGAGGGGTTTCCTGCAGCGTCGTTTCGTCGTGATTGGAAGGGGCATACCCTATCGGCCGAAGCCGCCATCGTAGGCCACAGTTTTCCGCGCGTGACAGGCACGACACAATGCTTGATGGTTCTCCGGTGCAAAGAACAGCCGCGCGTCGCCTTTGTGCGGGACGATGTGGTCGGTCTGATTACTTGGTGTCTGCATCCCGAGCTGTTGACAGCGGCTGTCTGTTGTCGCCGGTGCGCCGGGTGGCCGCTGACCACAGAACCGATACTGCTGCAGGAACTGCCGACTATAGGCAGACCATGCCTTCGTGTATCCACGCGCAGAGGCAGAGGCACGCTGATGCAGAGCACACCATTTGCTGCCACGCACAAGGCGTCCGCAGTGAGGATGCGGGCACGGGTGTTCGGGTGCTGACGGCACGTCATCCTTCCTCCGGCCAGTCCTCTAGGCAATACGCACAGATCACGTCACCGTTTTTCGTGCAGTACTGCAGCGACTGCGGGTCTTTGCAGTTTGGACAATTACCGACGACCAGCGTGATGCGCTTGACGGTGGGCTTCGTCTTCTTCTTCATGGCTCCAGCTCCATGTATGCCTTCACGAACAACGCGCCGACCTGCGGGACGATGGCATTGCCGTACCCGCGCAGGCGTCCCACACGGGCGGGTATCCCATCAGCCAGCGGGAATGTGCCGGGTTCAACAGGCCGCGCCTTCCCGTCTCGACATTGGAGCCAGTCGGCGTCTGCCCAGACATCACGAGCAGGACCTGCCGAGGCAGCAGATCCTGTCGGCGGCGTGTGCTGCCATCTGGATTCGTCGCCGTCAGCGACATGCCCGCTGAGTCTTTCCAATCTCTCGCGGTCGGCGTCACCCATGCTGCGAGCGGCCACGAAAAACAATCGCGGGCGGCGATGCGGGGCACCAACGCACGCAGCGCACAGATCCGCCGACGCGACGGCGTAGTTCTCATTTTCCAGGTTAGATGAAACACGGTCGAACCACCCGAGACCGTCTGCGCTCGCAACCTGTTCACCAAAGACAACGACAGGGCGGCACTCGACGATGAGCTGAAACCACGCAGGCCAAAGGTCGCGCGAATCACCGGAGCCATCGCCGTACCCAGAGGCGCTGAAGGGTTGACAGGGACAACTGCCCGTCCAGACTGCTCGCGTCTCCGGCCAGCCGGCGAGTCGGAGGGCGTAGGGCCAGCCACCGATGCCGGCGAAGAAGTGACACTGCGCGAATCCTCGGAGGTCAGCTCCGGAAACATCGACGATAGATCGCCGGTCCACTTCACCATCGGGTAACTCACCTGTCCGAATCAACGCGGTCAACCAGTCTGCGATCTGCGCATCGTTCTCGTTGTAGTAGACCGGCATCCGTCACCGAACGATTTCGTCAAGGGCGTAGTCGCGCGCTCGCGTCAGGTGCGCCATCGTCACGTCATCGCCGCCGTGGTCAGGATGTGCCACGCGGGCTCGCTCCCGATACCGCGAGGTCAGTTCATCAGCGGAGACATACTCGCCACTCGTGAACCCGAACACGCTGCGCCAGTCAGCCGCGCTGTCGGCCGGCAATGCCTTGTAGCCTTCCAGCGCCTGCTCGATGGTGCCGACGCCGTAGCGGTCCACCCGCCGAATCGCGTCGATGTGTGCCGCGATGGCTGCGACGTTGTCAGCCACTCGCGCCCAGCGGTCACAGGCCAGCACGGTCGCGCGGCCCTTGAAGGAAAAGTAGACCGCTGCGCCCGGATCTGAGGGCTGCTCATCGCCGTAGGGAATGCCCCGCAGATTGATCTTCACGTTCGTGGACAGCGTCGGGTCTGAGCCGGGCAGCAGGTGCAGCTGCCGCTCCAAACGCTCGACAGCCAGCGCCATGCTGATGGCCTTCGTGCGTTTATGAATCATCTGACCGGAGCCCGACGCCGGGTCCCCGATGCGTGTGCGCACAGTCTCAGTAAACGCAGCCTGCTTGCGCAGCTTTGTCCGTTTCCACCCGAGCGGCCAGAACAACGGGAAGCGCGGCACCGATTCAACGGGTGGCAGCATCGTCAAGGCTCCAGCGTGTTGCAATCGGCATGGCAGACCGGATGCCCATTGCGGTCGAGCACGTGCCCGCTGTAATTCCGCCCCCGCACATCCGTCTGCCGGCCTGTCCGCAGCAGGTGCACCTCAGCGCACCCGTCGTCGCGCAGACGCACCGAGACGAATCGGTGGTCACCCCAGATCAACTTCGCCCGCTCAACCGCTTCGCTGATCGTCATCGTCGTCCTCGTTTCGGTTGCCGCCGTTTCCCTGCGTAGAATTCCCAATCAATCGCCGCGCGGGCCTGCCGGCGCACGGCCTGCGGCACGAACCCGCAGACCAGTGCGACCGCTTCTGGTCTCCCGACCAGCAGGTAAATCTCGGTCTCGTGTGCTGCGTTCCGCTGCGCCAGCTCCGCGTCAGTGGGCAGTCGCCGATGCGCCATGGCGTCCTCGTCGAATCGGTTCGTCATCATCCATGCTCGTGAGCAGATCGCCCTGCTCCGGCTCGAAGGTCAGGTAGTGCGTATCGTTCACCCCGTTGGCGATGTACAGCAGCTGGTCAGCCGTCGGATACGAAAAACTGACTTTCAACGTGGCTTCGCAGACGGCGGGCTCGCGGTCATGCTTCACCTTCGCTTTCAGTTTTTCCTCGATGCGCACGTTCGGGAGCACGATGCGGCGGTCGCCCTGGTCAGGCGTCATCGCAAACGTCAGCCGCTGATCTTCATGGCTAATCAACGCCGTCACCGCATCGATGGCCGGCTTCAGCGTGCCGGTCGAAGAATCGAACAGCAGCGACCGGATGTTCAGGTCATCCGCCTGCGACGGGGTGAACGGCGCGATGGCAAACGTGCAGACCACAATCCGCCGCGTCTCTTCGTCTTCGACTTCGGTTGTGAACGTCACGTCGGTCAACGTCATCGGAGTGTCAGGTGCAAACATTTTCGGTCCTCCAGTCAGAACAGGTCAGCCGGCGTCGGTGTCGGCGGGGCATTCAGCACGAGTGCGACGAGCCGTTCATACTCACGATGCGAAGCGCCGCTCCGCGCACACCCGAGCTTGTGCTGCAGCTCGCAGGCCACGTTCAGGAACGTTGACCCATCCTGCCGCGAGCGCACGGGGCGCATCATCCGCCCGCAGGCTGCGCACTCGACTTCCATCTGCAGCAGCTGCTCCCGCAGCGTCGGGGCCGCGTGCCGCACTTCCATCCGATGTCGTGGGTGCTGATGCCCGCCGTCACGGTCATACGTCGACACGCGCACGAGCGGCTGTAGGTCAGGCCAGAGCGGATGGCGGTCGATGGTCATCCAATATCTCGCAGCAGCAGCCAGCGCATCGGCTGCACGAGAATCACCTTACGCAGACCCACGAAGATCAACAGTTTGAAAAGCCAGCCCGCTCCCCAGCGGGGCACCGACACCAGTTGCCATGTATGAATGTGGCTCATGCGATCCGCTTCCCTTCTCCGCGCTCGACGCGGATGAACACCGTCCCGCCGCGAGCCGACAGCAGCCGCGCGGGCGCAGTGACGTGATAGTCCTTGGGCCGATACGTGAGCATCAGGCGATCCATTTCGACCGCTGCCGCTTCTGGTGACTCGGCCTCGATGACCAGACTGGTCGTGACGGTGTAGTTCATGGGTCCTCGTCGTTGTGGTCACAGATGCCGTCTTCCTCGACACGCTGACAGCTCGCACAGACAAACCCGCCGCAGGCGCACGCGGCCGACTGCAACAGCGGCACCTCACAGCGACAGCCGATGCAGAGGATGCGGATCTGATCCGGGTCCTTCGCCAGCTCGCGCACATGGGCCTGCACAGCGCGACGTTCTTCATCGGTCTCTGGTTGACCGTCGCAGCGTTTCGGCATGTTCTGGCCCGATGTCATCTCCCGAAAAATTTCCTCGGCACCTGGAAATGATGGATGTTGAATCATTCACGCCTCCGGAAAGAGCGGCATCGGTGCCGGCGGCACCCGCAGCGGCGCAAGCCCCATCGTCGCTTCGACTTTGATGTTGACGTGTGGTGAATCATGCGTGCCGGTGTAGAACTTGCCGGCGATGAGCTCGATCACCTGACTGTCGTCGCGATACACGATGCCGCTCATGGCGTCCTCGGTGCTGCGGATCAACTTGGAACAGTCCGGGGCCTTCAGGTGCGCGGTAATTTTCTTCGCCAGTGATTTCGGGCGGGGCAGATAGAACGCCATCGTCAGCCGCACGCCGCCCTCGAGAATCTGCCAGTTCGTCCGCTCTTCGATGGCCCGTGAGGCAGCATCGGCCACGAGACTCTGCCAGCTTTTGAGATTGCGATTACTGTCCGTGATGATCGGCCGCGTCCAGCCTTTCGGCACGAAGGCCCGCTTGGAGCCCATGCCCGACGCGACACCGAACACCGTGAAGCTGATCACGGTTTGATCCCCGCTGCGTCCCAGAGCGGATTGAGGGTTTCCGAAATGATTTTGTGCATATCGCGCCCGCCGTCCCGATAGGCACCCATCATCAGTTCGACGAGCACGTTCTGCGGATTCTCGTTCGTCGCCATCAGGTCCAGAAACGTCAGCGCCATGCTGTCGTACTGCCCGCAGCGGCGTTCCATCACGACTTCTAGTTCTTCCACGGGGTTACCTTTCATCGGCGCGCGCCGGCTTGCGTGGGCCCGCTGGGGCTGCCGAGAATATCGGGGGCGGTTGGTCGTGAGCCCACGAGAGCACATACGTCCGACCGCACTCGCAGTCGACATCGAATTCATACGGCGATGCGCCGGGGACCACAACGGCGTCGCGTCCGCAGTGGTCACAGTGAAACGTGTCCGCTTGCACTTTCGTCACCCGTCCTCTCCCGGTTCGCGTGACAGCAGCCGCAGCACCCGCGAGGCTGCAGGCCGCTGCGAGAATTCCTGCTTGGCGGCGTACCAGCGCCGCAGCTCGTCGCCATGTGCCCAATGCCCCGTCGTCACGATGTGATTGAGGGGCGGGCAGAATGCGCGTTCCTCCATGTCGTTGCAGAAGTCGGGCACGAAGCGCAGCGGCAAGTGCGTGACCTCGGCGGACTGGCAGAGCACACAATCGCAAGGCTCGCCGTGATAGTGGAGACGCAGGGCCCGCATGTACTCGTCGACTTCGGTCGTGCGCATGACCCGCTCGCCGTTGCTGGCTGGCCGGCGCACTGGCAACGCGGCCAACCAGTCGCCCGCTTTCGGCCAGCGGTTGCGTGATCGCAACGTCGTTTCCGCTGCGAGCACATCGGCCAGGTCGGCATGCTTCAGCGCATCGAAGTAGACCGAGACGGCTGTTCGAAATTCTGCTGCTGTCCATTTGCGATTCAAGGCTCCTGAGAGCCGCCGAAAGGCGGATTCGAAGGGGCCGATGTCCTCATCATTCACGGCTGTCTGTAGTACGAACCACCGCACCGCTCCGCGTCGGCGCTGCGCGCCACGCTACGGGCGCTCGTACGTACGTACCGGGGTCTTCTTCTTACGGGGGCAACGGATTCCGAATCACGTCCGGGCGGAAGCCCGCCGGATTCCATGCGACTTCCGCGCGCCGTTTCGCTTCCGTTCACGTTCCGCTTCACGTCGTTCATTGACCTCTCGTGCGCTGAAATTCCAGTCGAGAAAATCGTGAATTTTGAACCCGCCATCGGCAGACTCCCAGAGCTTCGCCTTGACTAAGGCATGCGCCACGTCCAGCGGTCGACTGCAATGTTTGAAACGTTTGACGACTGCAGACGGCAGGTAACCGTCTGAGTGCACGCGGTTTGACCACGTCACCCCGATCACGAACAAGGCGACGGCGAGTGCAGGCCCATCCTTCCCGAGGTGGTCCCCCGCTGCGAAGATTTTCGGATGGTCAGTGAATGCGTCGTCGATCTTGGACCACAAATACCGCCGACCTTTGGGCCGTGTTACCGCTGAGAAACCTTGACAACGTCAGACGCAGAGACTTTCGCCAGTGCGCCGACGATAAACCTGATTCGCAGTTAGCGTTCGGTCAAATAGCAGAAACCGCTTCGGCCCGTGGTCCTTTGGCTCCAGAACCCGCCACGAACTGCACGCGGGATCCCCGCTGCAGCTGCTCGAATCGGAGCGGACTGACGCAGGCCGAGTGATGAAAAAAGTACTCGTCCTGCCCGCCGTCCACGAGGATGAATCCGAAGCCTTTGTCTGCGACGACGTTCTTGATCGTGCCCGTCATGGTGTTGCCGTTCTGCCTGCCCATACTCGTGCCTCATCGCCGTGTTGTTTGTGATGGTGCTCCCGTGCAGAGCTGGCCTGCGTTGACCCGTCACGTCCTCGCAGCCTGCTTCGCGAAGGGCGCGAGAGCGATCTGCTGCGACTGGTCACGAGCTGCCGGACTGCAACCGGCGGGAGCCTGTCGGGGAGTGCCGAGCGGGCCGTGCGCGTCGTTTCTCCTCGGGGCAATGGCTGGCCCTTCGGTTCCCAGCAACGCAGGCCACAGTGGACCGCTCGACACTCGTCTCGTCTAGCGAACTGGTTCATCCACGAAATAGATATCGAGCCCCGGAATTTTGCCCGCTGATTTCATGGCCGACGCGTACGCGGACACCTTGCGCGCATCGACCATCAGGAATTCTCGCGGCACCAACTGCATCGCTCGTGCGATCACCGGCCCCGGCGTCCGCGTGACATCGGTCGGCCCGCTTGCAAAACGCCAGCGCCAGTACCGTCGGAACTTCAAGCCGTCCACCTGCCGCAGCGGGTCCTCGACAACGACAGTCGGCAGCGGGGCCGCGATGGCTTCACTGATGACGCTCGCGGCCAACTCAGGCTGTCCGCTGCTTTCCAAGTGCGCTGCTTCCGCTGCGGCGCGTGCCTGATCCTGTTCACGTTGTTCTTCCGCCAGCTGCCGCTCGCGGGCTTCGCGCTCCCGATCTGCCCGCGTTTTGAAATTGGAGATCGCCGAGGCGAGCACGTCATCGATGCGCAGCAGCGGGGCCAACAGATCGCGCCGGCGATCACAAAGTAGGCGGTGCGTTTTGTATGCGGCCTTCACCAGGTCCGCGAACACGAACTCGACATGCGCTATCGCGTCCCCGATCTGCTGACGGTCGATGACGGCCTGCTCGAGATCGCCCGTTGTGACAATCACCAGATCGGGACGCAGTCGCTGCACCAGCGCCGTCGTCACCTGTTCCAGTTCCCCGCCGACTGCGCGTGCTGCTTCAGGATCGATCTGCATTGCCTGCCCTACCAAGGGTTGTCCCGCCGTATTCCGCCGAACCTCGTCATTGCCTGCCATGTCTCGCCCTGCTTTGCCCGGCTGCACCGAGCCACGTCAGACCGAGTCGGACCTTGCGCCGCCTGCCTTGACTTACCTCGTGCTGCAAAACGTCACCGAACCCAACGTCACCAAACCGAGCCGCGCCTGCCGAGCGTTGTCTGGCCGGTCGTCACCCGGCCCAGCCGCACCTGATCGAACCAAACCACTCGACTCCGGGCCATGCCTGCCTCGTCGTGTCGAGCCGCCCATGCCCTGCCTGCCCGCTCCAGACCGCGTCCGTTCCTGCCGCGTCGAACCGGGTCGAACCGCACCGGGCCTACCACGCGTAACCAGACCGGGCCGGGCCTGCCTCACCTAACGCTGTGCGGCCTGTCCTCGATCTGCCGCGCCAGATCAAGGCGTGCGTCTCCCGACCTTGCCGCGCCGGCCGTGTCATTCCTAACCACATGTCACGCCGCCGTGACTAACGTCGCCTGTCTTGCCGCGACCGTACCTGCCGTGCCGAATTCCGCCGAGTCTCGCCCGGCCCGATCACGCCTCACCTGTCCAAACGTGGTCAGACCTGCCTCGCCTTACATCGCTGCGCCGCATCGCGTCCTGTCTAACCACGCCTCGGCCCGCCTCGCCGGCCGCGCCGTATCAGTCCTCACCGCGACCACCAGTCCCGACCAATCCGTGCCATTCCGCCCTTGCCTGCCAGTCCGGGCCAATCAAAACCCCGCCTCGTCGTTCCAGTCCTGACCTTGTGTTGCACCGCGCAACCATGCCAAGCCTGCCGCGCCTGTCGTCGTGATGCCTGAGCCTCGTCATTCCACGCCACGCCGAGCCTGCCGTGTCTCGTCGTGCCACCCTGACCCCGCCTTGTCGTGCCGAGGTCTGCCCCGCCCAGCCTGCCGCGCCGCGCCTTTCGTTTCGCTCCCGACCGTGCGTTCCCAGTCCGTTCCGAGCCACTCCGTACCACGCCTGCCACGCCGCGTCTTACCCGACCGCGCCCGGCCGGGCCTTGTCATGTAGTGCCATGCGTAACCGTGCGACGCCTGCCGTGCCCGACCCGGCCGCTCCATCACTCACGTCACGTCGCCAATCCCAGCCTGCCGCGCGTCGCCCAGCGCCACCCATCCTCGGCTGGTCACGCCTCTCACCGCCACGTCCGTTCAACTTTCACGCAGGCGGCGGTGCTGTTGCCGCTGGCGTCTCGCTCTCGGTGTCCTCAACGGTGTTCGCCACGCGCAAACCCGAAACGGTTTCGAGCAGCTGGTCGACATCGTCTTCCAGGCCGAGCGCCATCGCGACGATGCGGGCTCTCCGCAGCGCCGAGGTCACCCGTTCCAGTTCATTGACCAGTGCTCGACGCGCGAGCGATTCGGTTTCCTTCAACGTGTCGAAGGTGATGTAGCCGCCGCCCTCTTTCCCGATCATCATCGGGTCCCGCAGGTACTTCGGCAGCCGCAGCGTGTGATTCTCGGTAATCACAATGACCTTCACGAGCCGGATGATTTGGCGCGTGCGTTCCAGCCAGTGCGCCTCGGCTGCGCTCGCAGGGTCCCAATCGTACAGTTCGTGCAGCGGGCTCTCCACCCGCTTCGCATCCAGCAGGATGGCCTCGGCCGATGTGTGCCCGAGTTTTTCGAGCGATGTCAGGTAGTTGATATGCCGTTCGGTGAGACGCATGATCAGGCGACTCCTTTGCCCTGACGCCTAGAAATTTCCTCATCGAACCAGCCGAGCAACGAGGCCGTCTCTTCGTCGTACGCGGCCGGGGCCTTCAGGGCTTCATCCTGCATGTCGCGCCCGCCGCCCTCGATGATGGACAGGAACTGCGCATCGTCAGGCTCGACGAGATGGAACCCGCCGAACGTGCCGGATCCTTTTTCCTTGCGCCAGTCCCCGACGCCGATGAACAAGCCGGCAGCAGCCAGCAGCCGCAGGACGGCATTGACCTTCATGAGCGGCTGCACGAATTCGATGCGCAGGCGACACGCCCACTCGGGGATGATGGCTCGCGTGCGGATGTCGGGCGTGCGGTTCATGTCAGCGGAGCGCACCGGAGCGCAGATGATCTGCGGCACGCCGAAGATGCTGGTGTACAGACCCTGCACCCAGACGAGCCGCCCGATCTGCGCCTTCTTCGTATTCGGCAGGTCCAGGGCCGCCGTCATCATCGCCTTCTTGAACGACGCCGACAGCACGGCGATCCGCGTCGGCCCTGACTGCAGCGCATAGGGCGACGCCCGGAATTCGTCGTACGGTTTGTGTTTGAGCATCGTCGCGCGTTCGGTGGCGTTGCGCTTCGGGGCAGGCAGGAGCAATTCGTGTCGGGCTTTCTCGCTCAGGCGATTGCAGATCAAGGGCTCATCGCCCACGATGCAGAGTTCGGCGAAGCCCTTGGAGACTTCCAGTACATCCACGGTGTCCGTGCCGCTGTCGCCCTTCGGTGTCTTTTTTGCCATTGTCGTAATCCTCCGTTGCCGAGTTACCGAGTTACCGCGTGTTCGAGCTGCAGCGCATCGTCGTCGGTCCTCCAGTCCCAGCCGACCGACTTCGGCCGCTCCGCGTCCACGACGTTCACCGCCTGCGCGACAATCAGAAATCGTGAGTAGTCGCGCGGGTCGTTGTACTCCGTCATGATGGGCAACTGCCCGTCACGGTGCAGACGTACGGCCACCCGCCGCACGTAGGGATGTTGCGCGAGAAAGGATTTCAATCGCTCCTGTCCGGGCTGCTGCGCCCATGCTTTCGCGGCCAGTGAATAGCCACAGAGCTGCAATCCTTTCGATGCATCTTCAGGGTCGCCGGTCGCATAATCCAGCAACGCCGCCCGGCCGTCAAACAAGCCCAGCCAGTCAAACGTGCCGGCGTAGCGTGGCGCGATGTTGGCCACGCGATACTCGCAGAGGAAGGTCTGCAAGCGGCCCGACGCCATCAGCAGCTGCCACGACTGCAGGTAGCCGAGCAGGTCCGCATTGGCGTCGGCGAAGTGGGCTTCATCGAGCCGGCCCTGATTCCAGAGTTCGATGGCGCGATGGACCGCGCGGCCGCGCGACAGCGCCCGCGTCAGGATCCAGTCAGGCACGAAATCCTCGAACCGGACCGTCAGGCCCACCTTGCGCAGAATGTTCGTCGTGCTCCGCACCGGGCGCGGCTGCAGGTCCCCGAACCAGCGGACGGTGTATTGATGCGCATCGCTCAGGAAGATTTCGGGGCTCGTCATCGGCGGGTCATCTTCGGAATATCGACGCTGGCGTTGCCGAACATGCCATCGGCCAGAGCGGCCCAGATGACGATGCGGGCCTGCTCCTGATCACGCACGAGCCCGTGCCCATCGAGGGCACAGAGCACAAGGTTCGTGAGGTCGAGCGCCCGCAGGCCGCGTTCTGTGGCCTTCGCATGATCCGCCGCCGTCTCGGCGTCGATCACTTGCTGCACGGGATCACCGTGATCGATCCACATCGTCAGTCGGCGATGTGGAACGTAACCAGGTGCAGGTGCCCGTCAGCGGTCTGCGTGCAGGTGAAGCTGAACGTGTGATCGGTGCCGATCACTTTTTCCAATTCGAGCGCCGCAGGTCCGTCATCGGTGTCAATCTTCCGGCCGTCTGCGAGCGTGATGGCAAACATGCCGAGGAAGGGTTCGACGGCGACCACCTTCAGCGGGCCGATCACAATCTGGGCGTCGGCCACTTTCTGCGGCGATGGAAAGGAGACCGGCTCGGCGCGGCGCGTGTCCGCTTCCCGCTCGGTGAAATCCTGCAGGGAGCTGCGCACTTCCCGCACTTCACGGTCAGCAGCCGGGCGCGGCGTCTCGTCTGGCGGCAGGTCCTGCAGTTCTTCAGCGGTACGCGACAGCCCTTTCAGTACGTCGGCGAAGCCGTCGCGGGCCGCGAAGGCGCGCGCACGCATCTGCAGCTGGCGATCTGGAAAGGTCGTCCACGGGCCAGCCTTCCCGAGCAGGTTGGCCTTGCGGGCCTGCCCGATGCTGAAGTGCCGGGTCGTCGGTTCGTGTCCACGCCGCTGGAATGTGCAGACCGCCGCCGTGTCGTCGTCCTTCCAATCAGCAGCCACCAGCCCGTCGCGGCGTTCGCCCTTCACAAGGTAGTACTCGACGTGCCCGATGTACTCCGGGGATTTCATGACGATGCCGAGCAGCAGGTCCCCGTAAAAGCTGACGCGCCCGTTGACGATGTACGAGCCCTGCAGCGCCTGCATGGGGGACACGCCCACTTCGGCCCCGGCTTGGATGACGGCGAACACGTTGGCGGGTTTGTTTTTCAGCTCGGGCGGGACGAGGTCGGACTGCGCGAGGGCGTTCGCCACGCGGAAGACTTCATCGAAGGTCGTCGGGACCAGCCCGTATGCGCCGGCCCGTACCGGCACGCGACTGGCAGCAGGCTGCAGGGCAGCGGACTCGGGCGGTCGCGTCTCAGCGGGCTTCGTATCGGGCGTGGTCGCGGGCGTGGTCATAGTGCCTCCGCGCGTGATGCGTGGTCTATAGCGGCTGATGCAGCGAGACCCGTGCCGCCAACCGTGGCGACGCCGCGTCGGTGTCCGTGTTCACGCGGACCCGTTTCCGCTGGAGAAATTTCCGAATGTTGATGAGCGTGTGGTCGCGCAGCGTCGCGTCCGCATGCGCACGGCGGCAGATACTGTGCAGGGTCCGCGCGGAGACGGGCGTGCCGGCTTTCGCCATCTCGCCGCTGAGCGTGACCCAGCTCCAATTGTGCCGTAGTCGGTAGTCGTCGAGGGCTGTCAGTTCGGGCAGCAGCATCAGCCTGACCCCGTGGCCGTGAAATCAGCCTGCTGTAACCCGAGCGCTTAGGTTCCGTGAGAAGCGCTGATTACCGCTGGCGTAAGTCGTGCAGCTTAGGAACTTTTTTGCAGCGTGTCAATCCCCCGCAGACTGAGCCCAACCGTTGCACGACTCCATCGGGCAAGTTGTGCATCAACTCTTGCTCTTGATGGTAAGTGGGGCTTACACTGTCGCCCGTGCCTCATCAAAAGAAGACGCGACACCGACGACGACGACGACACCTGACGCTGCCGCCTTCCCATATTTCCAGGCTGGTGGCGGACATGGTGCAGGAGCGCGGCGGGATGGCGCAGGACTTCGCCAAGCTCGCCGGGCTCACCCCGCCGCAGCTCAGTAAGATCCTGAATCCCCGCTTTACGGACAGCCCGCCCGGTGTCCTGACCTGTCTGAAGTTGGCGCGGGCCAGCGGCTTCAGCGCCGCGCTCGTGCTGCGTGCCGCTGGCCATAGCGAAATGGCCATCCTCATCGAACAGATCGCGGGCCGGGCTGAACGCCCGCCCGAGATGACAGGTGCCGAGCGGGACCTGCTCAGCGCGGTTCGGCGTCTCCAGACGAACACGCGACGGTCGTTCACGCACTTGATCTATGTCGCCGCCGACAATGAAACACCGCGCAGCGACGAAGACGACGACGGTAGATCGATGAAACAGGCCAAAGGAGCGTAACCCTATGGAGCGTCGGCGCGACCTGCAGAAATTCCAGCGAGCCCTGCGACGCAGCGAAGCCAGAGTGATCGCAGAACTGAAGCGATTAGGAAACGTCAGTGCACCGCCGACGATTCCCACATGGCGTACGTTGTCTGCGGCTGAACGCCGCGACCTGATGACGATTGCGAACGCGGTGCAAAAACGGCGAGGCAATTGATGAACGGCAGCACCCCTCGGATCAGTCACGTCTTTGACCCGAATCGCTGGACGAACATTCTCGGCATCGGCTTCGCGCGTCACGAGCACCGGGACCTGCTCGTCATCGGCGCGAAGCGCTGGGACTATTACCACCTCTGTCGGTTGGGCTGCGGGCATGCCATCAGTGCCGGCGTCGTGACCCGCGTCTGTAAGGAAATGGGGATTACGACACTGGCGGGACTGGCGAAGCACATTCGAGAGATCGGCAACTTCAAAGGCGTCGGCACCGTCGCGTACGCGTTGATGCTGGCGATTTTGGGTGAGGCCGGCTACGACATCGATGCGGTGCACGGCGAAGACCGCACGTTCATCTCCATCAAGGCGCAAGCGCGGCGCGCCGTCACCAAAGAACAGAAGAAACGGAAACGCCCGCGCCGCGCCGGGCCACCCTCAGAGATGAAGGACGCGACCCTATGAAGATGATCAACCGCACGGAGCTGTACGAGCTGGCGAAGGTGGGCATGCGGGAACGCCTGAAGGTGGTCGAAGCGCAGCTCTCAGGCTGGTATCGGGAATTTCCTGACGTGTTCCTCGGCCCGCCCCAGCTGCTGCGCCCCGAGCTGCGCAACGGGCACAGTCCCAACGGGCTCGGTCCGGTGATCACGACGTTGCCCAGAGAACATCCAGAATCGAAGGTAGCGAGAGCGTTGCCGTATCTGATCGCAAATGGCCCGACCCGCCTGACGGCGCTCGCGACAGCGCTGGGGCTGAAGTCGCCGGGTTCACTTAGTTCGTTCATCGCCCGCCACCTCGCAGCGGGCACCATCACGAAGGTCGGCAAAGGTGAGTACGCGGCGACCGCAGCGGGCATGGCTGCTGCAGCAGGCAGCAAGCGAACTGCGACGCCGACGAAGAAGAAGAAGAAAACGAAAACGACAGGCGGGGCCGACCAGGTCCGCAAGAATCGAAAACTATCCGCGCAGTTACTGGATGTTGTGGCGCAGGATGGGCCGCTGACGGCTGACGTGCTCAAGGCGCGCGGCCACAACGTGCAGCAGTACGTCGGCCCACTGGTACGCCGGGGCTATCTGGTCAAAGGGCGCAACGGATCGTATAAGCGCACGCCGAAAGCCTTCGTGGTGGACACGCGCAAGAGCGCCGGGGCGTGACCCCGTGAAAATGTGGGTCGTGATGTACGTCGTGGATCACCTGTGCTACGTGTTCACGGTCAATGCCGGGTCCACCTTCGCCGATGCCGCGACCGTGCAGGACGGCATCGATGACGTGCTGCGGCGCGGCGGGGTGAGACCTGACACGATCCAAGTCTTCGGCCCGTACATCCGCATCGTGTCGGATGGCCTGCCGGTGCAGGCCGAAGTGATGGCCGGTGACCCGCTCTACGATGTCGCCAAGCGAGTGACGCACGAGGCCGGGTACTCGTGGACGGACCCGCGTACCAACATCACGCACGAGCCGCCGCCGATGCTGCCGTCTGGCGTGGTGGTCCGCGAGGCGACCCAGAAAGAACAGTACGAAGCGATTCTGCTGGCGGTGCAGCAGGCCATCCACGCCGGGACGGCCACGCACGACTGCGGCGAATGGGTCAATGGTTATCGGTGCGCCGCCTGCGGGCGCTGGACAGGGCACGCATGAGCGGCGTCCAGATCGATACACTGGATCAGCAGCTGGCCGCAGCGGAGAAAGCGGCACAACGGCTCGACGATGAATGACTGCTGCGTGCGGGCGTTCGTGAACAGGGGCTTCGACACGATGTTCAGGCTGGCCACCCTCGGGGATCGGTTTGCATGCCAGACCTGCGGCACGGTCTACGAGATGAAGGAAACCGGCGCGGGCGATGGGCCAAAGTGGACCACGATGGAGCAGCCAGACGTGTTCGGCGGCAACTTTTACGGGCGGGCGACACCTGACGGGCCGCTCGTCCCCGCTCCGGCCACGCGGTCGCCTGATGCGTGGATCTGCCGTCGCGTCGTCGATTTCCCTGACCAGCGGCCACCTGTCGGCAGTGCCGTTGCCACCTGCCATCTCTGCGGGGCACGTATCGCCTATGATCCCGCGCGTCATCCGCACGTCCCGCCCTTGACGCCGAAACGGTGCATGCAGTGCGCCCGGATTCAGCCACTGGATATCGAGACCGGCTCGTAACCAGATGGCCACGCTGCTCCCCGTGGACGGACCGCCGCAGTTCATCACGCCGACGAATGGGCGGGCCTTCACAGCGGCCGAACTGTATGCACTGGTCGGCGGTCACATCGAGACGGTGCCGACCCGCTACGCGTTGACCGGGACCGTGGACCACGATTTGCTGATGGTCATCAACGAAGACGGGAAACGTCTGCAGCTGCCTGTGAATCGGTTCGCGTCCGAGATGGCGATGCTCGGGTACGTTGACGGCCGACGCGATGACATCGTGGGAAACGCCGTCGTCTGCACGCGCGAGGAATTAGGCGACGAGCCCTGACGCGCTCACCGCATCGGCGGCAGGGCTTTCATCAGAGCCAGAATCGTCAGCAGCAGCACCGCGATCCAGAGCGGCGCTCGACTCATCGCTGACGCAATCGTCACAAGAAACGCCGCGAGCGCCAGCACGATGCCGATGTTGAGTAGCGTCATGGTGTCTCCTTCGGTTGCAAAATCAGAATCAGATCCCAGCGGCCCGGCAGGCACGAGTACCCGCACACGCTGCCAGGACAACGCCGGTCGATCAACAGGCGCACGGCTTCGCCGTCATTCGGACAGGTGGCAAAGCGCGGCAACATCCGCGCTGCCGCCCCGCGTGCCGTGATGTTCTGCGCGAGCCGGGCACAGCCACCTGTCACCAGCACGAGCACGACCACGGGCCAGAGCTTCGTCACTGCGGATAGTCAGTCGCGCCGACATCCTCCGGCGTCAGCTCGATGACGGCATCCGGCATCGCCTCTTCCCACGCAGCCACGCCAGACCCGCCGCCGTCGATCTTCATCCCGTAGTCTGACGGCGACATTTTCATGTTCCGCAGCACGAGGTCCGTCGGGTACGGGGGCGGGATCAGGTAGAGCGTCGTGCCGAGGCGCGTCGACTCGATGGTGATGTTCTCCAGCACGAGCGCATCGGGCCCGCCGAGAATGCAGACGCCGCGCGCATCGCCGCCGTACTTGTCGGGGTCGAGATCGGTGAACGCCACTTGGTCGAGCACGACATCAGTCATCGGCACCGACTCCTGCCCATCGTCGCGGCCGAGCACCTTCAGGCCCGCGCCGCCGTAGCGGCAGTGACAGTTGCTGATCTTCACATGTTGAATCGTGGTCCATGGGGCCGTGCCGTCCTGATTGCGCGTGCTCAGCAAGATCAGGTACGAGCCCTGCCCTTCCGCCGTGCCGCCGTATTCGAGAATGCAGTTCTCCATCACGACGTTCACGGCGCATTTCAGTTCGAACGCGTTCTTGATTTGCACGCCCTTTGCGTACCACTCCGGGTTTTTCGTGAGCGTGCAGTTCGTGATCCGAATGTTGGTCGGCATCCGCTCCCGGCTGGTGGAGTCGGCCCCGCCGAACATGACCACTTCGCCTGCGCCCTCCAGATAGCAATCGTCGATGACGATATCGCGCGTGCCGTCCCAGCCAGAGATCGCCTGCGTGTCGCGGCCGAAGTCGAAGACGTTGTCGATGTGACACTGCACGACGAGCGCACTGGCCCCGTTCAACATCACGCCGCGATGACACCCGAAGCCCGGATCGCCGAGCAGGCTGCAGCGGTCTAGCTCAAGGTTCTGGCCCGTGAAGCCGACCAGCTGGCGACTCTTGTTCGTCGTCTTCACGGTCAGGCCGCAGAGGGTCACATCGTTGCCGGGGATGCTGATCGCATCCTCATCCGTGCCGCCGACGATGATGACGCCGACGCCGGCCGCTGTGGCCCGCCCCTTGGGCACCGGCACCGACGGCTGGATGGTGACGGGCTTCCGCAGGACCAGACTGCCGGTATACGTCCCCGGTTCCACCGCGAGCGTGCTCCCATCGGGCGCAGCGTCCAGCACAGGCTGCAGCGGGGTCCCAGCGGCCACAGGAATGACGTTGCCGTCTGGGGGCGGTGTGGGGCCTTCACCTTCCAGCGCCTCAAGGGCAAGGTCGAGCGTCGCTTTGGCTTCGTTGATGTAGTCAATCGCGGCGGTCACATCCGACGCGTGTCGTCGTCGTCGCGATTGTGGTTTCATAGTCTCGCCCCGTCAGGCATCCGTGCCCCGTTACCGAATCCCCAGACCTTCGCATCGGTCCGCTTCACGTCATCGATGGTGCAGCAGCTGATATAGCCACGCACGTTCGCATCTTCCGGCGTTGTGCTCACCTGCGTGTAGACCGGGTTGCCGTTCGCATCGACGGCGTCGTCCACCTGCACCGTCGCGATGTCTTCCATCCACATCCAGAACGCCAAGTCTTCTTCCATGCGGAATTTGAAATCGTTGCCGCGCTGGCCGAATTGATAGAGCGTGTCCACCATTCGCGCCTGCAGCATCTGCGGTGACCACATCGGTCCCATCGTTTGATAATCGATGCCGTCCACGCCGCCGCCCGCAAGGTCGTCGTACCAGCCGAAGCGGCCACGGTCATCGCCATCCGCGAACCAGCTCGTGTAGTGCGGACTGAAGTGCTGCCAGCTACTGAGGCCGTGCGCGTGCGCCTGTCCGCCCAGATGCCGCAGCGCGTCGATGAGCGGCTGGCCCGGCGTGTTCCACAGGTTCAGCTCCCAGCCGAGTGAGACTTCATCAACGACCTTCGCCGCGACCAGCTGCGCGAAGACCGGATCCACGTAGTCGGCCCACTGCTGCGCCGACATCCCTGCGGGCTGGAAATCTTTCGAGCCGAACCGCACATGCAGGTACTTCACGTATTTCTTGACGAGTGCGCACGTTTCCAAAAACTGATCGAGCGTCTGCCCCGCGCCCGGCGTCTTGCCGGGATTCTCCGTCGGGCCGGTGGCATCGGCGTACGACAGCAGGAAGTGCTTGTAGCCGTAGCCGGCGTACTTCGTCAGGTACTGCTTCTGGAAATCGAGCGGGTACTTCGGCAGGAACCAGCTGAAGATCCGCTGGTACTTGTCGCCCATGCCGGGGACCATCGGCGCGTCCGGCATCTCCACGCCCCAGAAGTCGCCGCGCAGAAAGTCGCGCTCGTCGGGTGGCGTCCACGGCAGCTCGGTGTAGTAGTTGACCGGCGTAGGAAATGGCAGGAGTGGCCCCCGGACAATCACCGGGATGTCGGGGGCCCGCTTAAAACTTGAGGGCTTCAGGACCGCCGTGAAGTTGACGGTCGTGTCCTTGAACGTGATCTGCGGCGCGGCACCTGTGGTCCAGGGCGCATAGCCGTCCGCGCTGATCTCGATGTCGCCGCGCCACTCTTGCGCGGGCGGTGCGCCGGCCCAGAAGTTCGCCGGATTCGTGAAGCGCGTCGTGCCGCTCAGGCCCGCATCGATGCGGATGACCAGCGGTTTATCAATCTTCACGCCGGCTTCGTCCACGGCGACGACGTTGAATTCGACGTGTGAGGGTTCCGGCGGCGGGCGGTCGGGGTCGTGCCGATGATGATGGTGCGTCAGCCAGTCAAACAATTCACCCATGTCGTGCCGTCCTTTTTGGTCGTGTTAGTCGGGTCGCACCGCCTTTGTCGTGTCGTGCGTGGTCGTGGTCGTGGTGGTCGCTATTCGTTCTTCTTCACGAGCAGGCTGTCGACGTATGCCTTCGTCGCCACGTCCTGCGGGTCAACCGGATCACCCGCGTGCGCAATGGGCACCCCAGCGGCATTCCACACGCCATCTGAGTCGCGCAGGAGCGCCGTATTCGAGCCGCTTGGCGTGATGCGCACGGCCTGCGGTGTGGTTTCCGTCCGCAGCTCGGCAGGCAGGCCCGGCACGGAACGGTCGGTGTCGTCGGTCGCGATGTCCACGCGGGGCGGCGGTTCTGGCCACTCGTCGGGCGGTGGCAGCTCGCCAGAGACTGAACGATCTGTCTCGTCCGTGAGCATGTCGATGCGGTCTTCTTCGTTCATGGCTGCACCTGTCCCCCAGTGAGCAACGCGTGCGCCGCTTCACGTCTGGCCACCGACGCGGCCTTCACGTCATCCGTCCAGATAATTCCGGCGATGGCCTTCACGCGGGCATCCTCATCGCCAAGGTCTGCGCCAGGTTCATACGCGATGCGATGAAACGCGGGCGCGAGGCGGACGCCGTCGCGGAGAACGAACGTGGCATGCCGCACACCGATGGTGCCGTCTTCACTGATCTCGATCCGGTCGACGACCGCTTCTTCGGTCAACATGATTTTCCCCTTACGTTGGCGTGCGATACATCAGGGCACCGATGAGCGAGCCCGGATTAAAGCTGGTGTTGTCGAGGATCACGATGCCGCCTGCTGCGCCCATCACGGGCGTGATGGTGGCGTTCGTGATGTAGAACGCCGGGATCGTTGTGACGCCGGCATTGAAGGCGCCGAAATAGTTGGCATTGCCGCCGACGTTGCCGGCATCTCTATCCGCGAACGGCAATCCGGTGATCGACGCAGACCCAACCGATGTCCCTTTGTTGGCCAGAATGAGACGGAGACTCGCCCAAATCCAGCCGCCGATCTTCACGTACCACCCAGCGCGTTCGTTGTAGGTCATCCCGACAGCAGCGCCGCCGAAGGTCAACGTCGGCAACCATGTGCCCTCTTCGTAGTCATCGAGCGTGTTCGGGTCGGCGCTCGGATTCTGCGCGGCTGGGAATTTCAGTTGCCCGAGGCCGAGCGAGACCGGGCCTGCCGGGTCGGCACTAAGGAGAAAGACGCCGTTGGTTCGCGGGTTCGCCCCAACGGGATAGTGAATCCAGTAATGCAGCCCGTTGTTTTGCAGGTAGTGCCCCGACGGCTTGCTTGTGTCGTCGGCAATGTAGTTCGCCCCGTCGAACGTCACGTTTGAGGTGAGGTCGAGTCGGTTGAACCCGGCCCCGGTCAGTGCTTGACTGAGTCGCACAAGGTCGGTTGCCCCCGGCGTTTGCCCCTGCCATTGCGGGCGCGCTTTGAGAATTTTCTGATCGGCAGTGAACACGTTCGCCGCCGCGAGCTTCGCGTACCCATCCGCGAGGACCGCGCACTGCGCCAGTGCGGCGTCGATCTGGTCGTAAAATTCCTGCTTCCACGCGTTGTCGAGCGACGTGCCGGTGTTGCCGGTCAAGTCGTCGTCATGGATGGGCGTGCGGCCGATGAGGATCATGGGCTTCCCTTCTTACGCACCGGGCGGCGTGACGAGCCGCGCCAGCCGCAGCAGGTCTTCAAACGAAAAGCGATTTGAGGATGCCTCGATGGTCCGCAGCGGGGGCGTCGGCGCGAATTGGAATTGCGAGATCGTCACCTGCTGAATTTTGTAGGTCCCGACCATGTTGGTCGGCAGTGGCAGGTTGACGGCAATCATGGAGCCGGTCTGCGTCAGCCGGTCACGCGACTCGTAGCGCAGGGTCTCTTCGACCGTGTTCCGCAGCGACAGCGCGGCCTTCGCTCGTGCGTGGGCTTCTGCCTCGGAAATCCGGTTGTCCGAGCCGTAGGCTTCCTGTATGCCGTCCCCGCCGATGATCGTGGCCAGCGCAGCCTGCGCCGCCGTGTCGTCTTCCTGCACGAGCAGGTTGACCGGGTCCCCGATCTTGATTTGCACCACGATGGCACCGGGGCCTGCGGCCGGCACACCTTCCAGAGCTGGAGCGGCCGTCACGGTGGCGTTGTAGTTGATGGTCGCCGTAATCGCGCCGGGGCCTGTCGGCGGAATGCCCGACAGCGCATTGCCGACGATGCTCGTGTACCGCACCTGCTGTCCACCAGGGAGCAGCGCCCAGCCGCCCGTGATGCGGAACGCTGCCGCGCCGGCCACGATCAACGTCGGGGATCCCGCGAGCACTTGCCCGTCCGGCTGCTTCAGCGCCGACGTATCGCCGGTCGGGGCGTTGGCGCCGAGACTCGCATCCGCGAGGGCATCAAGGAAGGCGGTCGTAATGTTGTCAGCCAGCGTCGTCAGCAGCTGGAGCTGAGAGACGCCCGCAGCGGTGCGGTAGACCTTGCGGCCGGTCACCGTGGACCCGCCAATGGGAATCCCCGACAGCGCGACCTGAGCCGCCTGCGCCGTGCCGACTGCTGGTGCGTTGGCTCCGAGCGCACTGTCAAGGCTCAGATCAGAGGCGGTCGTGCTGGTGTTGTCAGCCAGCGTCCCGAGGAATTTCAGTACTGTTCCGCCCGCTGTCGTGCGCCAGATTTTCCGGCCGGTGACGCCAGCCGGCCCGAGGGGAATCGCAGACAGATTCACCCCGCCGACGATGGGAATAAAGCCGCTCTGTTGCGGGATCGTCGTCAGGTCGCCACTAATGAACTGATAGTACGCAGACGACGCGCCCGGGTTATTTGCGAACCCATAGCTGCCGGTGATTAACAATTTCATCGCGAGGAAGTTAAACGACACCCACACGTGGATCGTCTTGACGTTCGGGTCGGGCGAACAGGGGATGTAGTACCCAAACCCTTTGCCGTACCCGCCGAATCCCGTTTTGATGGTGTACCCATCCGAGGCGGGACTGAAGCCCGCTTCGTTCAGCCCGTTCAGCGGCGGGACCGCCGACGTATCGGGATTGGTCGAGTAGGTGTAGTACAGCGCCATCAGATCGCCCGGATGCAGTTCGCCGTACCCGGTGTTGTCCGCCACATCGACCACGATGATCTGTTTGAACGGTGCGGCGATGGTCGCTTGCGTGTACGGAAAGGACACGGGGCCGGGCTGGGTCTCGCCCGCCGCAGTGAGAAACGAGACGCCGTAGTAGTGCACGCCGGCATCAGGTCCTGCGCCACCGGCTTTCACGGCGGCTGCAGGCGGGGTCGTGGGACCCGCCAACAGGCCCGACACATTGACCGCGATGCGTGGTCCGGGCAGGGATTCCCCGCTCGCGGTGACAAACGTCACGGCATAGTCGTGCGCTCCAGCAGTGACGCCGGCACCCATGCCGATGTTCGCCTGTGGGGCTGCTGACGGTGTCGCGCCGGGGCCGACCAGCGTGCCACCGCCACCGGCTGCGATGCGGGCGTAGGCGAGCCGCTGCGGACCCGAGGTGACCATCCCGCCAGCCGGGTTGTACCACGCTATCGTTTCGACGGGGATGATCGTTTCACCCGGCACGCACGGGGCTTCCGCATTGGCCCCGCCACCTTCGTAGAACATCCTCGTGACGATCTGACTAAGATCCCGCAGTCGTGACAGGTTCCGCATCGTCGGGTGCGTGGGCGTCAGGGCCAGCGGGGGCACGACCTGCGATTCTGCTCCGACAAAGAAGTGCAGATCGCCGTAGGTCGTGACGGTGCGCCCGCCATAGTCCACATAGAACGTTGCGCCCAGCCGCTTCGCCAGCTGCCCGAGCGCATCGGTCATGCTCTGATTCGTGAACGAGATTTCATCGAGGACGGCGAGCCCTTGCTGAACGCCGAAGGTCGTGAAGCCCTGCGTGTTTTTCGCCATCAGGTCCAGCGCGATGGCGGTCCCTGACTGATTCACGTAGCGCGCATTCACGAGACGGCGGTTGATCAGCCAGGTAAAATCGATGGCGTCAACGCGATAGGCCACGTTGGCCGGCGCATCGGCCAGATAGACCTGCTCCGCTTTCAGCACCACGCCGCCGAACAGACGCGTCAACGAATTGATCGTGCCGAGCGTGATCACGACAGGCGCTCCGAGCGCCGGCACGAATCCTCGCGTGACAAACGCGCATGTATTCGGGGCCTGCTCAAGGTTGTCGCTGATGGTCAGTGATTCAACGAGGACGTTCTTGTTCGGGTCAGGACCTGCGGTCGCCACCTGTTCGCCGCCGACCGCGATGAAGGGTTTGACAGAGGTATATCCGCCGCGCGTGGCCCCGCCGCGAGCGATGCCACCGAGGGCATACATCAATGCCTTTTGTCCAGTGGCCAGACCCATCTACGCCGAACTCCCGACGGCCCCGAACGGCAGACGCGTTCCCTGTGATTTCAGCAGCGACATCATGGCGGCACCGACCGTGCGCGCCAGCTGGTCGGGCGTCCCGAGCACGCTGCCGTTGACGTTGATCGTGACGCTCAGGCCAGAGCTGTTCGGCAGGACGGTGCCCGCGCTGCGGGGCACGAACGTCTCGGGGCCCTTCTCGCCGACGACGTACGGTTGGCCGGCTTCCACAGGTCCACCGGCCGCGCGGAAGTTCGTGATCCCGCCGATGGATCCGTGGATGATGCCGCCCGAGGCGATGTAGGCCGCTTCGCCCGGCGTGTAGTTCCCGCCTGCGTTCACCGTCCGCGCGACTGAGGACAGCCCACTCGCCAGACTGCCGAAGTACGCCGGGATTGTCGGGTCACTGACGAGCAGGTTGAGCGAGCCGTGCAGGTCGGTGACGGATTGTTTCGTGCTGTCGAGGGCCGGTTTGATTTTCTTGCCGGCATCCACGAGCGCATCGCTCAGCGCGTTGACCGGCTTGACCCATTCCCCAATCGACGTGAACAGGCCCGTGCTGGCGTCCGTCTCGGCCTTCAGATCCTTTAGGTATTGCTCCTGCAGTACCTGCTCCTGTGCATACTGCGAGATGCCCGCCTGCTTTTTTGCGTGCAGTTCATCCAGTGACTTGGCCAGCTTCGCATTCGCATCGATGACCTTCGTCGTGCCGTCCACGTTCTGGCCGTAGGCCGCTGCGAGCTGCGTCTGTGCCGCCAGCTCCGCGAGCACGGCGGCATTGACGACGCCGGCCTGCTTCTGCTGGATCGCGGCCTTCTGATTTTCGAGCGCGATTTCGCGGTTCAGCAGGTCTTCGATGACCTTCGACCGATCCTTGGCGGAATTCAGCTGGTCGTACACCGCGCGGGCGCTCGCTTCCTCAGCAGCAATCAGCTGGTTGATCTGCGCGATCTGCCCTTCGAAGCTGTAGGCTTTCAGGTTCGCCTGCGCGATGCTCTCCAGTGATTTGATCCGCTTGGTGTACTGGTCCATCGCGGCGGCGTCGGCATCTTTCTGCGCCTTCGCCAGGTCGTCGGTGGCCTTCTTCGCGGTTTCGAGCCCAGCCTTGTATTTCTCCAGCTGCTGCACGGTGACGCCGATGCCGGTGGCGTGCTGCGCATCGAGCTGATTCATCGTCTGCAGCTGTTCGAGGTATTTCACCTGCCACTCAAGCAGCGGAGCCCCGGCCTGACTCTGCAACGTCTCCATGTAGCGGACGGCCTCAGCGTGCTTGTCGAGGACCGGCGCGGCGTCGGCATGGGCCTTCGTGTTGTCGCTCGTCGCTTTGGTGTTCGACTCCGTTTTCACATTCAGCGCATCGAACACGGCCGCGAGATGTTCCGCATGCTGCACGCCCGTGATCTGGGTCTGGAACCAGTCCTGCCAGCCGGCGGCGAAAATCTTGATGCTGCTGCCGCCTTGCCCCATGGCCTTATTCAAGTTTTCGATGCCGCCGATGGCCCCGCCGACGCCCTCGGTGACGAAATTCATGAAGGACGTTTTCGCCCGCTCAATCGAGTCGGCATATTCGGCCATCGCCTTGACCGAATCGGCCGTGGCCTTGTTCAACTTCCCGGCCTTCTCCATCGCGTCATCGACGCCGGTCGAAAACGCCACCATCGAGGACCCGAGCTTGCCGCCGTACAGGTCCTTCGCTGCCGCATCCTGTATCGCGCCCGACAGGGAGCCGAGCCCGCGTTCGGTGTCGAGAAACAGGCTCTTCGCATCCTTGTTCCGCAGGTCATCCAAGCTGATGCCCATCAGGGCATACGCATGCACGACGCTCTGGTCGCCACCCGCGATCCGCTGCTGCAGGTTGAAGAGGGCTCGGCCGAGTTCGTCGCCTGTGACGCCGTAGGACGCCGTCGCGGCGGTCAGGACCTGCAGATCCTCGACCCCGATGCGGGTCTGCAGGCTCAGCGTCTGCAATGCCTGTGCGTTGGCGAACAGCTTTTCCCCGAAGCCGACCAGAGCGTCCACGCTGAACGCGATGCCGAAGGCCCCGGCGAGACTTTGGAGCGTGCCGAGCAAATCGCTCTGCGCCGTACTCACCTGCTTCGTCTGGTCCGCCAGCTTCTGCATGTCGGGCGGCACTTTTTCCCCGATGGCGGTGTACTTCGCAATCGCCTCGGTGAGCGTGGCGTTCAGTTTGGCCTGTTCGGTCGTGGTGAGGGCGGTTGCGCCGCCGACCTTGTCAATGGCGACGACGAGTTCGTTGGCCTGCTGGATGATGCCCCGGCCTGACCACTTGTCGACCATGTTGTTCAATTTCGTCGCGACCGTGTCAGCTCCCTTGCCGAAGTCGGCCATGGCCACGTCGGCCGCGTTGATCGCGGACAGGAACGTGGAGAAGTCGGCGATGAAGTTGGCGTTGACGCCCATTTACTCGGCCTCGGGTTGCTGTTCGATCAGCCAGTCCACCAGTACGTCGAAGTCATTGCAGGACAACGCTCGCACCTGCGGCAGGGTCCAGTGCATGCGTTGACAGATGGCTAGCTCGTGTTCTACACGCTCACGGTAGCCGGGTCTTTTTTTTCCTCCGCTCTCGCGGTTTCAACGCTCTCGGCATGCACGTCCAGCAGGTCACGGATCGCTCGCGCCACATGCGGGAACAGCTGTCGGATCGCGGCGGGCGTCACCCGCACCGGCTTCCCGTTCGGATCTTGGAAGGACCACGCCACGATGAAGGCTTCCATCCGGCACTGCCCGATCAGAATCGGATCCAGTACCGGCGTTTGGTTCGGCCCCAGCTGGCGGCGCATGCTCGCGTACATGTCCTGTTCTTCGCCGTACGTCAGCTCGCGTTTCACCTCGACCCATTGATCCTCGGGCAGGGTCAGCTTGGTAAATGCCGGTTCGACGAACGCGTTATACATGCACCCCTCGTGAGGATTGCGGAGCCCCGAGCCGCGCCGTCAACGCGTGGTCGGCGTACTTCGTGATTTCTACAATCGGCCAACGCCACTCGCCGTGGGTGACCGTGACGATGAACGTGAGCGACGACTGTCGGATCGCGTAGTCGTTGGCGTTGGCAATCGACGCCCGCAGTGACAGGTTCCCGAGCCCATCGCGCTCCACGATGAAGGCGTGGACATCGGCGACAGGAATGCGGCCGTGCCAGTCAATGCGCCCGTGCACGCCTGTCGCGAGGGTCCCGGCCTTCTTCGTGCGGGTGTGCCGCATCGCTGTTACGGCCCGACCGGTTCGCGCGTCCAGCCGGCAGCCGCCACGAAGTTGCCCGAGACGGCGATGGCGCCGGTCGCCTTCACGTCAATGGACGTGTCGAGCCATGCCAGACCCTTCCAGAGGAACGTCGGCATCAGCGTTGAGGGCACCAGCTCCAGCGCTGCCGCCACGTCGCCCATCGCCACGTCGAACATGTCGAGTTCGTCACTGTCGTACCAGCCGCCGAGCGTGCCCTTCAGATCGGGCAGACCCTGCACGTAGACCTTGTTCGGGTCCCCGAAGGCCGTCACGTCCGCTTTATCGCGGGCCATGTTCAACGTCCACGCGTTCATGCTGGCGAGCGTGACCGCTGTTGCTCCTCCGGTGGGATCCAGTTTGATTTCGCCGTGAGAACCATGCATGCGATTCACTCTGCACCTACCTTTTTTCGATTAGCCTTCGGTCGTCGGGACGACATCGAGTTCGTAGTGCCCGCCCCAGTGCTGCCAGCGTTGCGCCGGATCCACGTCGGGCTCGCTGTACCGGCGGTCGCCCACACGCTGGCACCTGGCGACGCGATAGCCGGTGGGCGCGAGCGTCGTGTTGTTGTGAATCAGCGCATCGATCTGCGTGTCGGCTTTGCGCGCGTCACTCGCGCTCGTGCTGAAGATCACGGCCTTGATCAGATATGCGAAGTGCTCGAATCCTTTTTTGCCCTGAAAGATGTACTCGTCGACATGGTCATCACGCGACACGACGACGAACCGCGTGCGGCCCTGCGGCGCAGCGTCGAAGAAGACGCCATCCGGCAACAGCCCTTTGAGCGTGGCATCGCTCTGCAGCAGGCTGATCACCGCGCTATCGACCGCGCCACTGTCCACGTCAGGTCTCCGTCACCATGAAGCCGGCGCTCCGCACGAGTGCCACGAGCGCGGCGTGCATCGTCGCGCGATGGCGTTTGGCAATCGCGATCAGGCCCCGATCCTTGTGGGCGGGCTCTGCGCCTCGGTTCCAGCCCTGCTGCGTGTGCCGATTCTGCGTGCCAAATTCCCACCAGTTCGCCTGCGGTGTGTGACTCTGCACGACGAACTTCGCTTGGTACTGGTGACTGCGATCCGTCACGTCCACGCCCTCTCGCATCGGGCCGGCTGGATAGACGCTGCGGACTTCGGACGCCGTGTCTTCAGCGGCGGTCGCCACAATCGCCATCGCGTCATTCGTCAGCTCGTCGGGCATGTCGCGCAACGCCTTGCGCAGTTCATCCAGCCCATCGAGGAACAGGTTGACGGCAGCCATTACGCCGCCCCTGCCGTCACGCCGGCACTCTGCACGCTGGTCCCTGCGGCCCCGCCGCTCACGCGTTCCTCGCAGATGATCTCGAGCCGCACGTTCTTCTCATCGACGTTGCGCACGGCCTGCACGGCGAACGTCCGTCCGTGATAGGTCACGCGCGTCTGTGTCGTGACGCCCGCGACGTACGGCACGACCACGAGGTACGGCAGCAGCGCGGTCACCGTCCCGGCCACGACCTGCCGTAGTTCCTGCGCCGAGGCCGGGGAGACCCGCCCCCACAGATTCGCAATCAGGTCCCAGCCCTCCGTGAAGCCGCCATCGCCATCCGGCACCGCTGCGCCGGGGTTCTCCAGCACCACGCGATGCGCTCGTTCGCCGATGGACAGGTGCGGGGCCATCTCGTCACACCAACGTTTCAAGCCGCAGCGCGTTGACCAGTTCGGTGTACCCGGCCGGCATCACGTCCATGCGGTCCCCGCCGAGCGCGACACGATCACGGCCGGCCGTCACGTAATGGGAAGCCAGCAGGCCCACGAGGAAGCGGAACGCATCCGGTGTTTCACCCTGCGCAAATCCCGCCGTGATGACCAGCCCGAGCGGCTGCATGGACGACGGCGCTGCAAGCCCAGCGAAGGCCCCGGACAGGAACGTCACGCGGGCCGGCATGGACACGCGATCCAGTTGGGCAATCACCTCGGGTCCGAGGTCAGTCGAGCCGCCCTCGACATCCATGTAGATCACGCTGGTCACGTCCTGACAGGGCGGATACGGGATCTGATAGGCACCCAGATCAAGTCGGTCGTAGCCCACCGCCAGCGTGCGCGTCGACAGGGCAAAGCCGGTGTCGCGCTCCACCTGCATGCGTGCCGCCGCGATATAGCTTTGGTACAGCTCGTCGCTTTCCTCATCGCCGGGCAGAATGCGGGCGCGTTCCTTCAGTTGGGCCACGGTCAGTACGTCGTCTTCGTTGGGCGGCGTCACCGTGGACACGGACCAATGCCCGCCGACCGGGGACCATGGGCCGGGCAGGGCGAACGGATAGATGCCGGTTGACGGCACAGTCGGCGGCGGTTCGGGTGCAGGTGCAGGTCCTGATGCGACAAATTGCACGATCTGGTTTCGGGCCAGTGGATTCCCGTTACGCACCCATTCGACAGGCAGTTCGACGTATGTGATCTGGTCGATGGCGGGGCCCGTCGTCATGAACACGACGAACGCGGTGTGATCGTTTTCATCCTGCACGTACACCGTCGAGCCGACCGGCGTGAGTAGCGCCAGGTTGTGAATATCGACGCCGTCATTGGTGAGATTGCGGAGCCAGACCTTCGTGACAGCGATGTACGGCGCAGCGGCATCGAAGCGCAGTTCCTTTTGCGCGGGCGGTGCAGCAGGCGTGTCGTCGAAACTAAACTCCCACGAGATCATCGGACCTTCAGCCGCTTGCCGGTCGGGTTATGTGTTTTGCGTCGATACGCTGCCGCGTTGAAGGGCTCCGAGGTCACCGGCACCTCGGGCGGCAACCAGCCCGGCCGCTTGAGCGGCACGATCACAGCGGATGCACTCACGCCCGGAATGCTCGACGGCGTACACGTCGTGTGCGGCGCGTCATCCACTGGACACGGCCCCGGATCGAAGCGATACCTGCCACAGCCCATTCAAGGCCCCGGCCGCGTGAAGACCGGGCGAGCCTGCGCCCGCCCGGTCGCGTGTGGTCTACAACAGGGTGACTTTGCCGAACGCCGCTGGGCGATAGACGGCCAACGCCAGTCGTTCCTCGGCGCGAATGGCGACGAGGTTCTTGATGAAAAAGTCAACGTGGCTGTTGCTGGCTTCCACGCGGATCCCGCCCTTGCGGAACACCTGCGCGCCGGTTTTGAATGCACCGACGAGCGCGGTCTTCGCCACAATTGCGGGCGTCAGGGCCACAGGCAAGCCCCACAGCGTCGCAGTCGGGATGCTGGTGAAGGGTCCACCCGCGAGGTATTCGCCGGTCGTCGTCTTCGACGCGGCAATCGTGGCCCAATCAGCGGGATTCATCACGATGCCGTCCGGCATCAGGTACGACGTGGACGCCAGCGTCATGATCTGCGTGAAGACGGCGTCGGCCGCTGTGGCCGGGGCCACGGCCTGCACGACGGTCACGCCGGTGGCGCGGTGCAGAATGCCATCCAGATCAGGCGCGACGCCCGTGCCGTTCAGCAGCTCGTCGTCTTCCTTCAGCTGCACACCGAGCCGCAGGCGGGCATCGATGTATGACTGAATCTGATCCACGTCTTCCAGCATTTCCTCGGAAACGGGGAGCCAGTGCGCGATCTTCCGCACGAGGTCAGAGACCGCTTCGAAGATGAGCGCCGATTCTGGTTTCGCCGCGCCTTCAAGGACCGCCGCCGCCGCATTTGTGAACGTCTTTTCACGCATGTACGAAATGGCGTTCGAGGTCGAGATGCCCTGCGCGAACAGATCCGCGACGACCAGCTGACGCGTCGGTAGCGGCTGAATGCCGGCGGGCGTGTACTGCGGCACCAGCAACGTGCCACCGGACGCCGGGTCTTCGGTCAGCGTGGTCGCGCGCATCATGTCGAACAGCTCGACGCTCGGTGACCGCCATGCGGACTGTGCGCGATGATGCCCCTTGCGGAAGAAGTCGTATTCGGGCGCCTTGACGAACTGCTGGCCCATCGTCAGCCGCTGCCCTCTCAGTGCAGGTGCATGCACGGGCGTCAGTCCTTCGCCGTTGCTCAGACGGTGAATCGCGGCGAGCTGTTCGGTGTCCCCTGCGGCCCGCGCGAGCTGCGCCTTGATGCCTTCGGCCTCGTCGACCAGGGCTTTGACGGCAGCGCGTTCCTCATCGGTCGTCGCGCGATTGTCTTTTTCGGCAGCCTGCAAGTGCTTCTCATACAGCGAGAGCGCCGCTGTCTGCTTCGTCTTCAGGTCAGCCTGTAGTACGGCGATATTCAACATGGCCTGCGGTCCTGTTCGCGTGTTGCGCGTCAGCTCACAGCGAGCGTCAGCAGTTGCCGCTCGACGCTGGCCCGCCATGCGCGTTCACTGATCCGTGCCGTCTCGTCCACCTCAGAAGGTGTCTGCGAAGTTGGCGCGTCAGCCCGCACAGTCGCCTGCGTAGCGGTCGTCGCGGTCGTCAACCGAATCAGCGTTTCATCCAACGTGGCGATGCTGTCGATCATCCCGAGCGCCAGTGCCTCGTCGGCTTGCACGGCGCGACCTTCGCCGAATCCGCCACGCACCGCTGCCGGGGACACGCCGCGCCCGTGGGCAACAGCGTTGATAAAATTTGTGTAGGGCACTTCCATCTCGGCGAGCCAGCGGGCCTTCGTGTCATCCGCCAGCGGTTCCGTCTCGTTGCCCTCGACCTTGAACTTGCCTTTCGAGAGATACGTGCGCTTGACGCCGAGGTCTGCGAGCGCCTTCGACAGGTCGTTGTGGATGGTGTAGACCCCGATGGCCCCGACGACGCCGGATGGCGCTGCCACGATTTTGGTGGCGCAGGCTCCGACCCAGTACGCCGCGCTGCACATTCGGTAATTGACTTGCGAGATGACGGGCTTGATGGTCTTCGCTTTCATGATCGCGTCGGCGAATTCCTTCGCGCCTTGCACGTTGCCACCTGGCGAATCCCAATCGAGCACGATGGTGCTGACATCCTTCGACGCCACGGCTTCCTGCAGTTGCGCCGTGGCCTGCTGAAACGTGGTGCCGCCACTGATTTCCGAAAACATGTTCATCTTCGGGGCGATGACGCCGTACATCGGGAGCACCGCGACGCCCTTCGGGGCCGGGGCGAGCTCGCGTTTGTTGGACAGGGCCACGACATCGGGGTGCGTGTCATCACCGGCCAGCCGGCGCGACACGATGGAGACCACGACGGCCAGCATTTCCGGTTCGAGCGCCCATGGATGCGTGACGGCGTACGCCGCCAAATGGTCGTAGTTGTGCAGTGGCTGCTTACTCATACAAGCGTGCCTCTCGGTCCGAGGAAAACGCGTTGTCGTGATCCATCAGGCGGTCGCGGGTGTCGGCATTGATGCGCCCGGCCAGTGACAACGCTTCACGGGCGGCATCGGCGTCGCCGAATCCTGCGGCGATGTACACGGGTGTCAGGTCTGCGGCCAGCTCCCGATCCCAGCGGTCCGGGTCAAAGGCTGCCGCACGATCCGATGGGGCGGTCTGCTCCAGAATCTTGCGCTGTCGGTTCCACGAGGCCCGGATCACCCGCGCCGTCGCGGCAGCAGGCACGGCGGGCTCGACGGTGTCGGCCGCGTTGCCGATGCCGGACTGCTGGGTGCTGCCGCTCGTGGTGTTCAGCGGGGCCGAGAGCTGGTCGGCGCTCTCATCGTCCTTCATCGAGGGCAGGTTGAGCCGCGCCCGGCCTTCGTTCGCCGTCATAATCGGGCGCCCGACCAGCGTGTGCATGGCCCCGGCCTGTTCTTCGAAGCTGCCGGCCAGCTTCGCCGCGATGTTGAATTCGAAGTACACGCGGTCCTGATCGGCGGCTTCTGTCAGCAGCTGCCGCGAGAATTCGTCCACGAGATATTCGAGCCACGGCCCGAGCGAATCCTGATACAGCTGCTTGTGCTGTTCCTTGACGTTGGAATAGGTGGCGTAGTCGAGGATGCCGACCATCGGCAGCGGGACGTGATACGCGCGGGCCACTTCTTCGCGGGTCAGCTTGCGCGAGGCGACGTACTCAGAATCTTTTGCCGAATACGACACCTCTTTCCATTCCATCCCGTCTTCGAGGACGGCCGTTTGTCCTGCGTTGCCAGGTCCTGAGAATTTCAGCTGCCACTGCTCGCGGAACGATTGCTTCTGTTCCGGCGTCCACTTCGGGGCGGTGGCCGGCCGCTGGATCACGCCTTCCAGTCGGGCCGAGTTGCCCCAGAACGACGCGCGATATTCTTCGGCGGCGCACTCTTCTTCCAGCGTGCGGCGCAGGGTCTCCAGCGGCGACAGCCCGAGAATCGGATTGGTCGGGCTGTAGTTGCCGAAGTAGACCATGTCGTTCGGATCGACACGCCAGCTGCGGTTGTCAGGCCCATACCAGATGAAATAGTCGACCAGCAGGTGGCCCACGGGGATCACCCGCTCAGGCGGAATGCGCACGAGGCCCGCCATGTGGCCGCTCGCGTCCCGCAGCTTCAGCCAGTACGCGCTGTAATAAATCCCGAGGTCCTTCATCAACGATTCGATGAGGCGGAACTGCGTCGTCTGGGGATTCGGTTCGGTCAACCACTTGATCACCGGATGGCCGGTGAGCCGTTCGCGGTCAGTGTCACTGACACGCCGGAAGGCATGCACGTTCAGCTGCGCCACGTTGCGCGCGATGAAATCGACCACCGTGCGCACGTTGGGCTGCTGCTCATACATGGCCGCGTAGGTGGATGCCCCGCCGATTTCCCAGATCGTGTTCGCGCGGTACGTGGACGCTGGGACCATGGCACCGGGAGTGCTGGCCGCGCGTGTCACCTGCCCGAAACTCTGGATGACCACTACGGGAACACCTGCATAAAGGCCACGTTCGCCCGATGAATCACGACATCACCGTCCACGGCCATCGGCGCAGTCTGCGGTTTGATGACGCTCACATCGCGCAGGACCAGCCACGGCCCGCGACTCTGCCAGAGCACACCGCGCAGAGCACTGTCACGATCACTGATCAAGTTGACGAGCACGGAGCGGAGCAAACACGGCGGACGCCACCAGAACACTGGCGATCAGCGTGGTGGCAAAGGGCGGGATTGTCGATTTAACAGTACAAAACTAGGCTAGTCGTCGTCGTCGTCGCGGTGCAGCCGTTGCCGCAACATGTCAGCCACGCTGACCTGCTGCCGTTTGGCCTGCTGGCAGATGGAGTCGTAATCAGGCGCGGTGAGGCGCACGCTGACAGCGACAGACTGGTAGCGGCTATCGAGCGGCGGTCGACCCTTGGGTCGTGCGGGGCGCTCGCTCATGCAGGGACGGCACGATCATACGTGGGCCGTCAAGTTTTTTTCTTTTCAGGGCTCGACACTTTGCGGCACTTGGCGCAGATGGCCACGACGGCCCGACGACTCGGCGTGCTGGTCTTCTCCCGCTGGGCCTTCTCGACTTCAATTTTCACGCCGCAGATCGTGCACTTCATGGTGACGGATCATGCCACGACCAGCTCGGGATCCTCGGCAGCCTGTTCGCCCGGCAGGACCGAGAGCTTGCGGGCCAGCAATGCCGCCATCAGCGGGTCGATGCGGCCCCGACTCTGCTTCTTCGTCGGGTAAATGTTGTCTTTGTTGTCTCGTTGGACGCGGGCGTTGGAGATGCACCACGTCATCAGCGGATCGCCGCTCGCGTCCACCAGTCCATCGAGGACATCGGCTTCGAAATCCTTCGCCGGCCCGCTCATCTGGGATAGGTTCTGTGGAATTTCCACGACGCGCACGCCGTCCTCGGTCAAATCCTTCACGAGGTTGCCGGCGTTCCATGGGTCGATGCCGACCAACTGCACGTCGAAGCGGCCGATGGCTTCCTGCACCATCTGCCGCACGATGTCCTGATCGATGCGGTTGCCGGGGTTCGTGCGCAGCGTGTGCCCGAGGCGGGTCAGGGCCAGCCAGCTGCGATACGGCACGCGGTCTCGGTGCGCCCGGTCGTCCAGCGTGTCTTCAGGGGTGAGGCACCACGGCACGACCCGCCATGATGCCCGCTCCGGCGTCGGCGGGAACACCATCACGACCGCCGTCAGGTCGATCTTGCTACTGAGGTCGATCCCAATCCAGCACGGCTGACCGTCCATCTCGTTGACGGTCCACACCGATTGCCCGCGCCGCCAGCCTTCCAGCGACAACCACGGCGTCAGCGTGTTGACCCAGAAATTTAGCCGCTTCTGTTTGAACGCCGCCGCGGCCGGGGCCATGTTGCGCGCCTTCGTGGCCAACGCCCGCAGGTCCTCGGCCAGCACCGAGACGCCGTAGTTCGGATTCGCTTTCCGCCACGTCGCTTCGACCCACGGGTCATCGTCCAGGTCCGCATGCGCAATGAATGCGAACAGCGTCTCGTCGGTGATCACGCCGTCCAGCACTTTGCAGGCGTAGTCGTGCTGGTCCCCGCAGGGACTGAACGGGTCATTCCCGGCTGTCGTGATCCAGTTGATGATCGGCTGCTGGCGCGCGCCGGTCGCGGTCTCCATCACGTCGATCAGGCCGCGATTCTTCATCGCGTGCGCTTCATCGATGATGACGATCTGCGGGTTCAGACCATCGGTCGAGTCACGGTCAGCGCCCAGCGGCTCGAGTTTGGATGCCGTGTCGTCGCGGTGCAGATTGCCCTTGAGGACCGCGATCCGCGAGCGCAGGCCGCTCGACTGCACCAGCTTGCGGCAGTCATTGAACACGATCTTCGCCTGCTCCCGTTTGGTGGCGATGCAGTACCCTTCCGCGCCGGGCTCGTGGTCAAAGAACGCCACGTAGAGGGCAACGATGGCCGCTTCCAGCGACTTGCCATTCTTGCGCGGCACTTCGTTATACGCGGTCCTGAAGCGGCGCAGTCCCGTCTTCGTGTGAATCCAGGCGAACAGGGATCCGAGGCGGAAGCACTGATGCGGCTGCAGCACAATCAGCTCGCCCGCCCACTGCCCTTTGTAGTGCCGCAGGTGAGACGCGAAGCGGAAGAACCGCTCGGCGCGGTCCAGCTCAAAGCGGTACGGAAAGGCGCGGGAGCCCTCGCGGTTACGGTCCCGCTGATGCCGGGTGCAGGCCAGCCGGTGGTACAGCCCGGCCGGGATCTTTCCACTGACCACCGACGCGGCGTAGCGGTCGATGATGTTCACTGACAGCTGCTCCAGAAGGCCCCGCGCGGGCGGCTCAGTGGCCCTTGTGGGCTGCAACGACGAACCGGCTGGATGATTCTCCAGCCGGGGATCCCTTGCCCTCTGCGGGGCAAAGTTGAGTCGGGGACAGGTCTAATTCAGGTGCAAATTAGGTGCACTTTCCCGCCCTGACGAGCCTTTGACCGACTCGGACCGAACGCGAGATACCCGCTTAGGCGTATCCCGCAAGTTGTTGTAATGATTGGTCTAACGAGGGCCGACAGGGGCGGCAAAATGCCCCTGTCGGTCTGACGCAGGATCCGTCTCTGTGGCACTTTCAAGGCCGAAACGCGGGTTCGAATCCCGCTGGGGACGCTAGACTTACCGGATTTCACTTTCCCCCGCAGGTGCAAATTAGGTGCACTTTACGCCACCTGCTGCCGCTTGCGTCTGCCCTGCACCTGCACCGGCTGCACCTGACGCGGCCGGCCCTTCTTCGCCTGCTTCAGGACCTGCTCGTAGTGCTCGCGGCCACCCTGCACCGCCTGCTGCAGGCTTTTGCTGGTGGCATGCCCATAGATGTCGAGCATGCGCCGGCTCGTCCACCCGCCCATCACCTGCAGGGTCGAGGCGTCGGTCCCGTTCTCCTGCTGCGTCGTCGTGCCGGTGTGACGCAGGGCGTGATTGCTGATGCCCTGCATGCCGCGCTCCCTGAAATAGCGCGTATTGAAGACGGAGACGTTGGCCGGGCAGATCCAGCCCTCGGCCCATGCCCGCGTGCGGGGCACCGTCAGCCGGCGCGGCTGCGCCGGGAACAGATAACGCTGCTCGGGTGTCTGCAGCTGCTGGCGTAGTTCCTTCATCAGCGCGGCGTCGACGGGCACATGGTCTACATGCCCGCCCTTGCGCCTGACACTGATCCATGCCGTCTTCGCATGCACGGGGCTCAGGTCCGTCCGCTGCAGGCGGCACACCTCCCCGAGCCGTGGCAGGGCCAGCAGCGTGACGCGGTTGATCAGGCTGTACGGCATGGGCATGCTGCGCACCGTCTCGTAGTCAGCCGGCGTCTGGAGAATCGGCCGCACAAACTCGTCGGTCTTCCATGGGTGAACCTTGCGGGCCGGGGAGAATTCCAGCCGCCCCATGGCTTCCGCCCACGACAGACAGCCTTTGATGATGTTCAGCTCCCGATTGACGGTCTGCTTGGACAGGAACCGCCCACGACTGAACACCTTCAGCCGCCCCTGTCGCCAGTGTTCGATGGCGAGGCGGTCTATTTTCGTCAGGTCCTGATTGCCCACGGCCGCGAGGAACGTGGCCAGCGTGGGCTCGTCCTTCGTGCTGGCGGTCGCGGGGTGATCAATCTTCGCGTGCGCCAGATATTCCTGAATGTGCGCAGCCAGCAGGAACACCGGCTCGTCGGCCTTCTCAATCGGGATCCCCGACTCCTGCAGGGCACGGTCACCCCGCTTCTTATCACTGATGCGCCGCGCGGCTGACTTGGTGGACGCCAGCGTCACCCATCGTCGCTTGCCGTTCTTCATGACCTGCTCTCGCCACTTGTGTTTGCAGGTGTCCTGATTCGGGCACTTGCACTGCTTTGTCATCGTTGCCATTGTCGTGTCGTCCTTTGTCGTTTGTCGTGCGTTGTCTCAGCGGGCCACAGGGACGCGATGCGCATCGAGGTACGCATCCAGATCACTGCGGCGGTAGCGATTCAGTCGGCCCAACTTCGTGAACACAATTTTCCGCTGCGTGGTCCACTTGCGCAGCGTCTCCGTGGCGATGCCCAGATAGTTTGCGGCTTCCACAATGGACAGCATCGGGTCGGCGTTGGTCGTACGCGGCGTCATTTGTGTCGTCTTCATTGTTCGTTCCATTCAGTCAGCAACTGCAGGAGTAGAGCCCGCATCGAGATGCCCTTGCGTCGGGCCTTCCGCGCGGCGGTGGTCCAGAGCTTCGCCGGAATGTGATCCAGCAGGTACCGATGGCTGTCGGGCTGCTTGGAGAAATCGCGCGAGTAACCCCGTTTGCGGGTGCGGCGTCGGCGGGGGTTTTGACCCGGTAACAACGACGACGACGCCGACGACGACGACGACGACGACGACGACGCAACCTGGCGCACGTCAGTCATCGCGTCACCGTTGTCACCCGCACCGTGGCGGCTGGACGACCCGGCAACGGCGGGCCGTCCCATGTCGGCGTCACCCAGTCCGCTTGATAGCCAACGCCGAATTCTTCCTGCACATGGGCGGCGATGTTCTCGGCCATCCACTCACGCACATGGTCAGGAATGTTCGGGGCACAGGGCACCGTGACCGTCAGGACCAGATGCGGCCCCGGCAGGGTCGGAGCTGCAGGCTGCAGACCAGCCGCCACCTTCGCCAGCTGCTCAAGGGCATCCGCGATCCGGGGCATCGTGTGGTCGTAGAAGGTGGCACCCATGCGGGTTTGAAAAAACTTCGGGCCGTTGTCGCTCATGATTGTGTCGCCTCGGTCTGGTTAGCTGCGTTGTCCTCATCGTTCTCGTCCCAAATCCATTCCCATGAGCCCACGGCATAGACCGTCTTCGGTCCTTCAGGTGTCTGCAGGACCTCGGCAGGGTAGCGGCGCGGCTCGTCGTCGCCCTCGGTCCACACCAGCATCGTGTCGGTCGTCTCGTCGTACTGGGATTTGCCGCCGCCCTCGTCCTGCTTGGCAAGGATGGCCAGCGCGGCGTCGCGTTCAAAATATGGGCAGGCCCACCCGTTCCAGTGCGCTCCGCGCGTCCAGCCGGGCACCCCGCCCGGAATCCCGTAATCGTAGGTATCAATCAGAAAGCGGCGTCGGACAACGTGGGTCACGGCGTCTTCGTCCAAACAGCAGCCCTCGCGGCCACAGTAGCGGACGGCTCCACAGATGGCACAGGGCCGCAGCGTCCCGCCGCAGGGGACGTTGTAAGTGGTCACGCCTTCAGCAGGTCTGCCGCCTCCGTAGGTTGTGCGTCTGGGAAAGATCGTCGGGCAGGGAATGCGTATCGTGTCGCTCATGATCGTGTCGTCTCCGCTTCGCAATGTTCACAGGTGGCACAGGACCAGAAGCGGCCCTCGTGCTCTCGGATGTAGATGGACGATTTGCCCCTGATGAATGGGGCCGGCAGCATCAGCGTGCCGATAGTGCCTTCGGTCAGCTCCATCAGCGTGCGGCAGGTCGGGCAGGTGTTCATG